GAGATGAACTTGCCCTTTTCTGTAGCAAAATCGAATGTGGGGATCTCACCAACTTCCAGAAATGCGTCAATTGTAAAATTACTCATTTGTCATCATCCGTGACATCATTAAATTCTTCATCGTAATCTTCTGGCCATCCTCGAAATAATATTGTTATCGCATACATGAAATGTTCAGTGAATCCGGTAATAATCAAACTGGTTAGCTGCGTTAGTAATCCGGCAGATAGAATGACAAATAGAAATTGCCAAAATGTTGACCAACCAAGTATCATTTTTGATAAAAATTCAAACATATTAATATTATTACGCAAAAAGTTATCAATGTCAATTTTTTTTACCAACGGATTCTTCTTTTTTTTCAATCACTCTATTTTTTGCAGTTTTTTCCGATTCGGTTGTATTATCGGGTTTATATCGACGTTTCATTTTCCAACCAATACTCGTGTCCGGCTCATAGTAAAAAATAGTAGTAGATGTTGGTAAATTTACTATTGTCGCTGATACCAAATTTTTTGATCCATAAGCTACCGCCGTACTTAGATCGGAATCAAATAAAACATATGTAGACGGATCTATTTTGAAGTGATAAAAAAGTTTCTCGGAGTTATCTGGTTTTTTTGGAAATGGTGGTGGTCTCGCCATCCACATAAATAGAAAGACGCCAGCGGAATAAACCGCTGGCGTCAAAAATCAGACCGACTATTAATTATGCCAGTACGCGGTTAGATACCTCAACTGAAGTTGCTATCGTTTGATGTGTATCCGGAACGGAATTTGATGCTTTAACATTGATAATTGGAATCATTGCCGGATCGTCCGTCAATGGTAATACTCCAGAGGCTGTAGCGGCGTCAAGTAGTTTCTTTGTTGGATTTGCCTTCGCAAATACCAATTTTGGCCTACCGATTGCTGGTTTGATTTTGCCGATTGTAGTAATGATTCCCATATCCAACGCTCGATTAATTCGAAATCGCAATGTAATTTCTTTCATGTGCGAATGATTAGATAAAACTTCGGCGATGGTAAAATGTGCTTCTGGCCAAATTACCGGATTATTATTTTTATATGTTGACATAAGCATTGTTAGTTTGTTGTTTAATTTGATGATGAGAGGTTCTCGTAATATCCAGACCGATATCCTTCGTCGAAAAAGACACTATCGTCCGCATCTAGACTAAATTCAAAGACGTTATCCATTTCCGCGTCATATCGCCCAACTGAATATCCACTGGAGAATTCTGCGTCGGAATACTCCGGATTATTTTCACATGTACAATTTTCACAATCACACGTATTATGCTCCGAATCGAGGTGTTCAGTTTCTAACCGATTTGGTCTATTTGTGTATGCATCATTGTAACCAATTCGGTATGAATTGTTGCGGGAATAATCTCGGGACCAACCATAATTTTCTCCTCGATCTACGTCGTCGAGTCCAGCAGCGAATCCTTCTTTGTATGATTCGGGACTAAATGTAGACGAAGCAACAATGTTTTCGTCATAGTTATGAGTAGATTCGTCATCTACATAGTCATCGACGTCGTCATACATATCTTCAATATCAGAATCGTCTTGATTGTCTGGGGGAAATTCTGACCCATCCGATTTGTATACAATTTTTTCAAGTTCTTTAACTACATCTTTAATTTCATCAATTACTTGATATTCACACACTCGCATTTTTGGAAATTTTTCATATTTTGGTACAGATACTACATTTGCAGGATTTACCTTAACGATTAACAGTCTATTTCCGCTTGGATCTACCGGAGCACCCAATACAAAATGTCCATATTTTGTAACATATTCAAGTGCACCAACATGCAATCCGTGGGAACAATCTTGATTGTATTCATCATCTACACAGTTTCGTGGCATCTTTGGAGATTCGCCCGGTTTGTTGCTGATGGTCCCGGAATAGATATCCTTGTAGTCATTACGAACAGCCTTGTAAGCCAAAAAACACCCATCGTCTGTAATTGGTAGTCCACTATTCTCCAGAAAAGTATATAATTCTTCGACTGCTCGCTTGGATGGATTATTTAGAAGATTTTCCAAAAACTTTACCATATGATCAAATTTAAATCCTTCCGACATCATTTTGATGATTCGGGTTGTTAACGTACTATTGAGTGGAATATTTTCATATGTTATAATACCATTATCAATTTTAACCTTTCCACTATTTTTTGATGTATATGATTCAATTGATTTTGAAATGTTAATGAGTTTATCGATCAGCTCGAATTGTCCAGTTTTCAGTGCGTCTACAACTTTTGAATAGTTGGGATGATCTATTGCGATTGTGGCACTTTCACGATTTAGATACATCGTGATAGAACCGTTAGTTTTGATTACGTATGGAATGTATGTGTTACTCATGGTATTTTTGATTACGGGTTAGATCTTATAGTTGAAATAATAAAATGTCAATTAAATTTTTGAAGTTTCGTCGATAAAATTTATCAGTGACGGAAGTGTTGTTTCGTTGTTTAGAGAATGTAGGCTAATCATGGAAAAAATTCCCATGTATTTATTCTTCAATAAGTTATCGATAAACTCCAAAGTGTATTCTTCAGTCGATTGTGATTTGGCGAAAATTGAAAATGTGGAGATTACCACTCGGTCCGTTGTGGAGATTTCACTTCCATGACCATACAGTTTCTTTGTTATAAAATTAAATACATCACATGTCGATTTATTATTTATTTTATTTATTATTCGAAGCTTACTAAGAATTACACCTGCATCTCTGGCGATAATATCGAGGGATACTCGATATTGTTCAGCAGCGAGTAATTTTTCTAGACGTGAAATTTCCGTTTTTTTAATGGATTCCGATAAAATATCAAATACGTTGATCCACGTACCATCCTTCAAGATTTTTTTGATAGATTTATTTATTCCAAAAATAATTTTTACAGATTTTGGTATAAGATTCAAATCAATCGCTTTACTCAAAAGACGATTACATACATATAGATCAAGTAGTTTTGATTCTGTAAATTCTCCAATATATGATTCACCGTTCCATAATGGAATATAATATTGTACATCATTTGTATTGGCATTATATTCACATCGACGAAATTTCACGGAATAACCTTCGGAAATATCACTGGTGGCGATTCCAAGAATTTGATTTTTATCTATAGTTGGTAGTGTGTTACTATTGTGCCGAATGATCTTTGGATTAGGTAGACTTTCAATTCGAATATAATTCTCCTTTGGTATGCCCAAATATTCCTGATGTTTCCACATAACAGAAAAATCAATTGAAGTATCTACAATGAACATGAAATCATAGCTCAATTCGTTCGGATAAGTTTCGGTCAAATATTTTTTAATTCGTGCCTTTTTCATCGACACTTGATCCGAATATAATATAATTGTTCTTTGTGTGGATGAAGCAAAATAATGATTTCGATTTGTTGATTTAAACCGAGATTTTATTGTATTGTAATTCACATTTTCAATTATATATTCCGAAATTGTATCATCTTTAATTACTTCAACCGCGCGATTGTGTATATCAGGTACATACGCGACGTAATTTTCAATGGATTCGTTTTCAAATTTAATTTTAATATGCCCAACAATTCGATGTATTTCGTCGAACAATATGTCAGAATTATATGAATGGTACATTTTCATACCTTCCCACCGAGTTTTCGGTTTGAACGTATTAATCATCATTTCCTCCAATTCCCTTTTTGCTATTACCGCTTTGCGTATAATTGCTGCACGCGTACGATCTGTCGAATCATATTGAAGCTGTTCTTTATTTGGAGCAACATCTAGATCCCCAATTTCAAAATGAAAATCAAATACACCATTGGAAAGAAGTTTTCTGGCAATCGAAAGTTCGTCATTAGAAATTCCCTTACATGATGTCCAACCATAAACAATCTCGGATATTGGATATGAATAATTTCCCATAGACGCGTAACTAACCAATTGTCTATACGTAGAGGTAGCTTTTCTTATTGCCCAACCAGTTCCAGAGTGTGAATGTTCAATTTCTGGAAATTTTATATCATGAATTCCTACCAATTTTGGTCGATGGTGAAAAGGCAAGTATGCTGTCCGAATTTTATTAATGAAATTTGGAATATCTTCCGATTTTACTGCAAATTTAATCTGAAGACCATTATGTTCATTTGATGGATCGGTTGCAAGTTGTACGATGCTCGGTCCTCCATCGGAATCGACGAAGCAATCGTATGTATATTTCATACCATTAAACCACGACGTAACGGTAAAGTTTTCAGTATAATTGAACGGTGTTTTTGATCCCAATCCCATACACCCATCCGATTCGTTGTCTCCGGTCTTTGTCGATTCGAAATAGGTGGTATAAATAACGTCAATATCTTTGGGTGATAACCCGGTACCAAAATCACGAATGGAAAACCAAGGCTCCAAATTGTTTGGCACGTGAACCTCAAATTGTAGATTAGTTGTTCCAGCTTTAACATGTGCATCCCAAGCGTTGGCACCAAGTTCACGTGGAATTGCTTGAATTGGATCAGAATAGAATCCAGACAAAACTTGGAACGCCCTCGCGGACGACTTAATCTTGAATCGAGTTGGAGAGTATCCAGTATTAGTCTCGACGGTGGAAGATTTGATATCGGTGACAATCATGGTGGTTTTTGATTAAGACACCAGACTATCAAAAAAATAAAAAAAGTAAAGAACTTTTTCTATTATTGGAAAAAAATTTACACGTTAATACTTAACTAAATGAATATTAACCAGTTAGAAAACTATTTTTTAATACACCACATGTCCTGCGCCAAATTCGGATTTGTTATGTAAGCGAATGGTATTGTGAAGTATCCATCAATTCCCCAATTTGGTCCCCAACTATTCCTAACCAAAAATGTTTTCGTTTCCATGTCATATCCGACAGCCAAAACCGCATGCCCCCCTTGGCAAATTTCAGCAGAAGTTGGAAGATTCAAAATTCCGGTTTGAGCAACAGTCGGTCCCTCAAATTCAGAAAAAACGGAAAATCCAAATACAAATGGATATCCATCGGCTAAACAATGAATCATATCTTCAAATGAATTAATTCGTTGATATTCAGTTACTAGATGATTTTTTGCTGAATCGTAACATTCTATCAATGGTTTGTCATTACATTTTTCTATTGAATATGGCCAAATTGATTCCCCACATGATCCAGACGAAACCAAAATTTTGATGGTATTTCGAATTGTTGCTCCACAATCTTGACCCAAATTTCCCTCAAGTTCGCGAGTATTATAATAAACGAACAATCGACTCAAATCTTCAAATGAAGAACTGTTTCCCGCTTTTATTTCCAAATATTCGAGTGCACCAACGGATGCATTTGCAGTACAACTTCCGATTGAATATTGATTTTCTATCCGAGAGCACCACGGACGAAGATCGACCTTTTTTGGTAAATCGGAAAAATCCGGAGGAGATCCCAGTTTAAATATTTTATCTCGGTGATCTGTTAGATCGGGTTTCCATCCATATTTTGGTTTCGATGTACGTTTCATGAATTATAAATAGTACTCTAAATTATAATAAACAAAAAAATCGACTATCATATTGATAGTCGATTTCGGAGTACAAATTGGATCAAGTTTCAGAAAAAAATTACACCGATGATAATTCCAATTAATATTGATATTGAACTGTACATTTTATTTTCCAATATGAATTTACCAAATTTGATGAGATATGGTTCGGAAAATATCCAAAATGATAATAGTTTTTCTTTCATGATTTTTAATTTTATTAACGCTTTTCTCTCTCATATCCATAATATTTTTTATCGTCGCCGGAATCAATGTCCGATAAAATTTCTCGGATATCATCTGTGGATGCAATTAACTTTCCAGTTTTATCATACAACAAATTTGTAATTCCTTCATACAATTTAACATACAAAGGGGAAGGAGAAAAATTTTCCGTTACTACTTCGTGGATAATTTGTTTTAATTGGGATTTTTTCATTTTTTCTTTTCTTTGATCGATGGAGTTTTTTTATCTTTTATCGTCAATTTATCCGAACTTTCCATATCTTTATTAGCTTTCAAAAATGCAGACGCGGGTTCGGCTTTTTCCTGTTTTCCCTTTAAAACTTTATCTATAATTTTTTCGATTTTATCGACCAATTCTCCACCAAGCTCTGGACTGTCTTCAAGTGTGTCAGTGTCCAATTCTTCTTCCGCGTCTTTTGTTGCTTTATCTGCCACATCCAATTGTGTAATTTCATCAGAGTCTTCCATCTCATCCGACTCTTTTTTCTCAGTTTCTTTTTTAGTATCCTTTTTCTTATCGTCATTTTTTGTTATTGGAGCTTTTCCTTTCGTGAAGGCTTTGTCCACATAACTCGTTTTTGAATCTAGATCTTCTCCCAAATTATCTTCGATGAACTTTAAAACATCATCGGTCGATAAATTTTTACCAACAAATCTATCGGATTTATGAAAAACTGAAACTATATCAAACAATTCACCGGAATCCGTTTTCCGTGTGATTTCTACCTGAAATTTCATCCCGTCACACCCATCATCAAATGAAATTTTTCCATTCAATGGATTTTCGGATACTTCACACGTGTCCCCTTGCAATTTTCGAACCAATTTATCAAGTTCACGTACAAACTTGGTATTAGTTGATACTTTACCAACTCCGTAATCGGCCTTGGTTATTTCGGTTAAGATTAATTTTTTAATTATTGATTTTAGACGATTTCGGTTGGTCATATCGTATAAATATCACAAAAAGACAAAAAAGATTAACCGGTCAAAATAAAACCCGGCGATTAACATCGCCGGGTTGATAACCATCACAGTTGTTTTATTTCACATGCTCCACCCGTACATACAAATTCCTGTTGTAATTTTGTGGTATCATCATCCTCAGTAAAATTACCATAATTTGTTTTCTTCCAATTTGCCTTCAATTGATCAAACCGTACTTGATCTTCTTCTGTAACGACTTCTTCCATTGGTGCTTGTTTATATTGCTTATCTCCCGTTGTTGATAACAGCGACACCGCTGCAAAATTTTGTCTATTATCATACAGATATTTTACTACAGATTTCCATTCATCCGGTCCAACCAACACGGTACAAGAAACGTTATGAACTAATTTACTGTTCGGATTTAATGTTCCCGGAACTACCCAATTTGCTTGTGTAGATTTAATCAGGTCTAAATGCTTGATTGCCGTCAAATCAGATTTAACCATCGCAGTTTGTCCAACCTCGATTGGAAATGAAACAACGTCATCGGTTTTTGTCGCGCTCCATACACTTTGTTCACACGCATGTGGATTATTTTTCTTGAAGAATTTATATACCGGATCCATCTTGTTACATTGAATGCGACGAATATATTTTCTCGCATGATGTGCGTGGATCCCAGATGAAGTTCCCAATACTATACTAGCAGATCCCTCTGGCTTAATTAATGTGGTTCGAGCCGCTGAATTAATTCCGAGCTTGTTTGCCCAAATTGCATTGGTTTCTTTAACTAAATTTGCAGCTTTGGTTTGTATTTCTGGATTGAATATAATATCTGGATTTTCCATCATTCCGGTGATTGAAACGCCAAGTAACGCTTCACGTTCGGTCAATTCTTTTGACGCATTTGATAGATATGGAAAATGTGTGTATGTAGCTTGAAGTGTTCCGATGATTGCGGCTGATTTGACTGCATCCATCATATTAGATTCCGTTTTTATTTTTGCTCCATTGGTAGTAGTCAAATTACACACTTGAACTCCCAAACGTCCATCGTCAGTAATTGGCTCAAACGCTACTTCAAAACATGGATTAAAAAGTATGTCGGGAGTTGAACTATCAGCAAATACAAATCCCGGTTCACCAAACTGTTGAGTAAGATTTACTATATTTTCAAATTGTTCCAAACTTACTTTATCTCGAAAAAGTATTGTACTATTATTACTTCGTGCCCGTTGTGGCTCAATATAATACCAACTAATTTTCTTATTTTTTACGATTTGTTCATAATCATTTTCAAATACTTCAACATCATACGTTTTACGATTCACGATTACTTTTCCGTGATATATTCCAGTATCATCGTCCTTAACGAATCGTTTTGATTTTTGAACATCAAAAAACGTTTTCGCGTTCATCATGTCCGAGTCATTAATATCAAAAATAACTGCACACGCTGATCTACGTATTCCGCCGGATAAAACTGCATCGGCACAGTGCATTAAAATATCATACGCATTAATCGTTTTCAGTCTTGGCTGCTCTTTTTCTTCGATTATATAATCCAACAATTCTTTTATTTTGATATGCGCAGACTTTAGTCCCTTATATCCCGGAGCCTTCCCACCTCCAGTTTTTAATGGAGTACCTTCAGCTCTGATACGTGAATAGTCAAATACAATTTTTCTACCAGTAAATGGAGTATTTCTAAAATACGTCATTAACAATGCTTCAACCGAGTCAGACCATCCTTCTATATTATCTTGAATTGTGTATGTTAAGACGCATCCGGTTTTATCTTTTGTGTTTACTAGATCCGGAAGATGACCTAGAAATTTTTCAGATAAACCAAATCCCATACCACAACCGGCGAGTAACATATAAAATGATTCAGCAAATGACCGAATCGATGCGATATGAGAAACTGAACAATTGAACATTCTGGCATTATGTACTTCAATTGCTTTTCCACCGAATTGAAGGGAACGCATTGACGGTGCTACTCGTTTTTCTTTAACTAGATTAAATGCCCATTTAATTTCCGCAATATCTTCACCGGATAATCCGGAGAATTTTTTTAGATGCATTTTTTCTAATCGATTGACCGTCTCTTCCCATAATTCACGTCTTCCACGTTTTTCGTCATACTTTGCATATTTTGCTGCAAACGTAAAGTTTCCCATCTCTTCCAAAAAATTTATACTATTCATAATTTATTGCGAAACTGTAATTATCCAATTATTGTTGGACTGATAAGTAGGGATGTGAATTGAAAAATTATCCGTTTAGATCGGTGCCTATGTCATCACTCCGGAAACTGTTCCATTTTTTCTTTAGTTGAGATTTAGTATCATTTTCTTCGTCTTGCATCGTAGCTTTAATTTCAGCGGATTCTTTTGCCTTATCATCATATACTCGAATGTCTCCATTGCCAGCATTCATTTTAGCATATAAAGTAATTCCGTCCGGACCAAATCTATTTTTTATGACGTGAAATCTCGCAGTATTATTTGCCTTGTCATTTATCTTACGTGACATAGATAAGATAAAATCCGCCGTCATTATTTTCCGAAAAGAATCTGCTATATGTGTAGCGGTTACAATATCTTCTTCACTACCGCTTCTTGATACTTGTGATGCGGACCAAACGGGAAGTTTTAATTCTCCAGCCGCTCCACGTAATTCCTCATAAATATTTCCCATCGTGGAGTAACTATTGGCGTTTTTGTCTGACTCGGATGCTCGTAAAATATCAGCATAATCCACAATCATCAGATCAATTTTAATACCTTCAATTGTTTGGATTCGTTCAATGTGATTTTTTAATGATTGTGCACTAACAGTTTTAAGTGGGAAGTATTTAACAATCAACCTTCCTTTGAGATCTTTAATCTTATTTTTTACAATGTCGGCATTGTTACGAATATTCTGAAAATCTATGTGTGTAAAACAACAATCGTACCGTAACCCAACATAATTCTCATTCAACTCCAAAGTAAAATGTACTACATTTTTTCCTTGTCGTATAGCTTCAGTTCCTATCTTTGCCAATACCCACGAATTATGAGATAAAATTCCATTTGAATAATAACAGTGAACATCTTCAACTGAAATATCATATAAAATTTGGGTGGTACCAAACGATTTGCGTTCCAATGTAGTCGTTCCGGTTTTTATTTCAACTAAATCATATGCGGTTATATCTTTTACTTTTTTCCAATTACCATCAACTTTTAATAAATGATGTTCCGATGTTTCTATAATAGATCCATCGTTAAAACTTGATATTACAGATTGTTGTTTTTCCGTGTGAAATGCAGTTACGATTTGCTTGAATCCGACCGGAGTATCTACATATAATGGAAATTGAACACTATATGTAGCATTTTCCTCACGTGCGATCTTAAGTACATCAAATAAATGTACCATAGTTACGACTTCAACTGAAATCTTTTTCTTGACTCCACGTTGTACATCGGACTTTAATTCCGATTTAAGTTTTTCAATCTCGAACAAAATATTATCTATTTGCCAACCAAATAGAAGTTTTCCACCGAAGTCAATCGTATCAAACGGCTTAAACCATATAACATATTCATTTCCAGAATTACCGACGGTAGAAATTCCCGTTTCATAATATTGAATGGTTATTTCCGTATTTGGTCCAACACACTTGCCTGCTCCGGGAGGAGCGACGAATATTCCTAATTCTCCCGGCCCTAATCCACCGTCCATAAGTTTATCAATACATTCCCAGTTGGTTGGTACGGTTGCTCTACACATTTGACTCATACGAGCGTCGATTTCAACATTATAATTGTGTCCCAGATTTCTTTCTGCTCCAGCTTTCATCGCATTATCGACCAATGTTTTGATGTGGTCATATTGCCCGGATTGCAAATGATCCACCGACTCTAAAATTGCACTTTTCAATTTTTGATTTTTACAAAACTCCAAAAATTGTTCACGGACAAACACCAAATCCTTTTCGGTGAGTTTCATGTACACGCTCTTTAAATTCTCGATCACCGAAGATTTTAACGCGTCATTTGTTATAATATCAATTCTAATTTTGAACACACTTAAAGTTGGAAGTTCCTTATATTGGATAAAATAATCAATTGTTTCTTTTAAAATCCATTGATGTGCGTCAATTTCAAATGCTTTGATATCAATGATGTCAATAACTCGTTCGAGAAAATGTCGATCACTTAATATCCCAGCAATAATTTTAGTTTGAAAGTCTAGACCAAACTTCCGTAGATTGTCTATAATAACAGGAGTCATATGTTGATAATACGATATACACCGCCACCGTAACTGTCAATCAAGATTTGAAAATTGTTAATGGTTGAAATACTTCTTGTAACCAAACATTATAATTTGAAATCGATTGATGCATACCATACCGAGTTAGTAATTGAAGAAACTCAAATTTATTAAGCGAATATTTTTTAGATACGGCATCTATAATATTTGCTTGTAATGATCCAGCAAAATCCGGTTCAGCCAATTGCATCAGTTTATGGTTTAATTCCAATTTATCCGTTCCTTCCGATACTTTAGCATATATTTTTGATTCATTTATTTTATCGGTTGCATACAACAATAACTTTTCAACGCTTGTTTTTTCTGAATCTAGTAACATCGGAAATCTTTTAATTGTAGTTTTCAACCCAATACCATCGATTCCGTCGATATTATCGGAAGTATCTCCTTCCAAAATTCTATAATAAATAAAATTATGGGGATGAATTTGATATTCATTTACAATATCTTGAACGCCGTAAACTTTTTTCTTTATTGGACTAAATACATTGATTCGATCACTGACCAATTGATAAAAGTCCTTGTCAGAACTCATTATGGTTATTTTTTCTTCCGGTTTTGTAAATACATGATTTGCCAGATATGCTATTACGTCGTCCGCCTCAATGTAATCAATTGCAATCACTGATACCGGTAGAGTAGTTAAGTATTCAGCTAACACTGACATCTGGTTTGATAGTGCCTTAGCTTCACCACCATCATCAACCATTCCTTCATATGTACGATTTAATCTTTTCGGTGATTTACGTCCCGCTTTATATTCGGGATAAATTTTCTTACGTCGGAGACTTCCACCCTTTCCGTCAAATACGACAATTACACGTGTAGGAGATAGAAGCTTGATAGAATAACCAATACTAGATAAAAATCCAGACACTCCACCAACATGGTCACCATTATCATTCAGTGTCGGCACAACACAAAAATTCCTACAGAAATTATTTGTTCCATCAATTATAAGAACGTCGGAATTTTGTGTTCGTTGCTTGAACATCACTTTACCCAAATTGTCCCGATGTTCTTTCTTTATATTATCAAAAAGAGAAAAGAGTTTTGCTTTATCAATAGACATGAATTAGTTGGTTAAGTTTGATCTTTTATATGAGCGGCACCGAAGAATATTCCATCTTCGGCGCCAATAGTTTAATCCTCCATTCCAGCACCGTCAGTATCAATATCAATATCATCTGACAGGGTTGAATCTGCCGATCTATATTTCATAATACATACGTCACACAATTTATTATATAGGAATTCTCTAACTTCCGACCGATTGTTCAATAACGACGGAAAGTCTTTTTTCTCAAATCTTATGACTTCCGGTTCCTTACCATCTACCTCCAATATGAATTGAAGTGACTTTGCTTTTTTGTTGGCCTCCTTCTCATCTTCTATTTCTTTCTTCGTCTTCTTTTTTCCACCATCAACCTTTTCAGCTTTAGCATTTACTATGATGTCATGTTCCATCAAGTTTTCCAACCAATTTCCATAGTTATCAATACCACGATCAAAAAAGATATTGAATGACGCCGATCTCATTGGTGGTCCCATTCTATTTTTGATGACGGTTGCCTTGGTTTTAATTCCAATGACATCGTCGTCACCAATTTTTATTTTTCCTTCACCTTTGAGTCTAAGTCTAACGGATGCGTGGAATGCGAGTGCCTTTCCTCCTGAAGTTGTATTGTGATTATTTCTACCATTCGCTAAATAAGTCCCACCGTCAACTTCGATGTCTACAACTTTCATCGGGGAATTTACTAAGACAAATTCCGGATGATTTTTCAATGATATTTCCAGACCATTTTCCATAATACGATGTTCCGATGTTCCCAATAACTTTCCATCGGTATAATGAGAATCGACGGATGGTTTAACTACGAATGACAAGATGGATTTGTATCCCGTTGCTGTTAATACTTCGATTCCCTCACCCGAAAGATCCCACGCATTTGGTGTGGAGAAATCATTATTATACACAAATCTTTGGGAGAAATCTTCCATCGTAATTTCTTCTTCTACGGGAAGTAGGATGTTTTCCGTTGGATTCTCAACATATCGAATTGTTATTTTTGTCGTAAACGGATCTACGCAGAATTTATCACCATATCCAACAAAACCAATTTTTTCACGCAATTGATTAGTAAATACCAAACAAATTCGTTGTCGTGCAATCATCTCGGTTATTTTACGCATCGCCTTACTGATTGCTATGGCTTTGCCGGTAGCATATCCATCTACACCATGATCCGATGCCATTTCCTTGGTTGTTGAAGCTGCTGCGACGGAATCGACCAATATGGTTACTAACCGATTGTTACTCGCCTTTCTGACTTTTACTATAATGGATTCAATGTTATCAAAAATTTCTTCAATCGTATTTACGTTAACGTAAACCATCTTTTTGATATCCACGCCAATAGATGCGAGAAAATCCGGAGATACCGATGTTTCAGTGTCAATGAAAACGGCAACGCCACCTTTCTTTTGAGTTTCCGCTAATAAGTGTGCTCCCATCAAACTCTTACCGCTATTGTGATTCAATATTCCATTCCCATAATAACATTCTTCCGGATGTTCCACTGAGATATCGACGATTGGAAATTCACCGATGTAATCTACTCGATCAACCAACTCAAATTTAGTCTTCTCCGTCATTATCTTTGTAACTCCCGGCGTCAGTTCTGAACACTTGATCCAACCAGAATTTGCATAGAATAAATGCTTCGCCGAGCACTTGATATTTTCGCCCGAGGACAGAACCACATAGTAGGTTTTTAGAATTCCCTTTTCTATGTAGTTTGTTATTTTGGTGTATCCGCCTCCAACTGATAACACTCTTACGTCGGTCTTCTGTTCTAACAGTGTCTTGACGACCTTGATGTCTATCTCTTTCTGTTGTACGTCAATAATTACTTTTATTTTTGTATCTTCTGTAACACATGCTTCTAAGCCAGTAATCTCTGAAATTCTGCCACTGGGGATTCCTCCATTCGGTCTATTTGAAATAGCCAAATCCAACATACTGTTTCCAGTTGAAATCCAATCGGTTATTTGCGATGGATCTTCTTCGTCCGTTAAAAAGAAAGCAATCTTACCTTTGTCTTTACTTTCCTTATTTAGTGCTTCCACCAATGAATCTGCCAATTCATCCTTGATATCGTCTGTCGTTTTTTTTGCCATAAATTAAATTGTTAAATTAAAAAACCGGCAAAGGTTAATAAACCTTGGCCGGTTTGTCAATCAAATCTCTAAATAGAATTACGGTTGATTGAATATATCGTCAAACTCGTCCCCGATTGACTTAGTTGATGGTACATTTTTTGATGCTTCAATAGTCGCTGAACTCGTACGAGGTTCATCTGAGTGATCAGTTTTAGCCGATGCCGCTCTAGCTTTAGCCGCGGTAATCGGTGAAACTTGAGTATTCTGTACTTCTTCATCCGTTTCAGGTGGAACCGATTCAAGATTTTCTTGTGGTTGATTCATATGTTCATCCATCGCTTTAACTAATTCATCATATGTCGGTTCAGGATACACTGTCAATAAATCTATCATGTTTTTGATAGATTCTTTAACTGCGGTATTTGTTGATTCGAATGCTTTACTTTTTACTGGACGTGGACGGATACTCATGTCACCGTATTGCTTCCCACATTCTTGTGGGGATTTGTAATCAACAATAATGTCGTTACCAGTTGATAAATCTGTAATATCGCCATAATCGGTATCTGAAATAATTCCAAGAATTTCTTCGTATGCTTGCTTGCCCATTCCCCAGAATTTGACGCCTTCACTCTCAGATCCACGAACAAGAATCGGAACGTAGGTTCGTAGTTTTGGTTCAATTTTGCGAGCATACAACCAATCTTCTTTTTCTCCAGTTTTCTTTAGTTTATTTGCCATCTCAACCATCGGGTCTGGACGACCAAAGGTTGATGGTGATAAATATGTTTTATTGTTAATCCCATAATGAAAATACAATTCGATAAATGGATTCTCCGTATTATGTTTGTATGGAAGAATACGAATCGTGGTCTTACCCTTCGGTTTCCACATATGTTTGGAAGCAGCATTACCCTTTGTCTTCAAAGAATCCAGACGATTCTTAATTTTATTTAGATCTAGTGCACACATAATTATTTATTTAGTTATTAGTTATTTGGTAAGTTAGTACTCGATGAAATCGATTACTTGGTTGAAGTATGGATAGCATCCGAATATAGTCAATAATATTTTGAGAATATTCAAAATCGGTTCAAATTTCAGCCGCCAATAAATATCAATAATGCCAATGAATAATTGGTATTTTATTCCGAAATTTGTATTTGTTTTTAGATCAAATTGGATTTATATCAATCACGTCAATATCGAGATCGTTTAGTAATTTTTCCCGAATTCTGACGGGGATTCTCTCTTGATCCGAACCATTTAAATCAATAAATTGATTTTTGCCAACCGCCAAATTGAAATATTCAAGTTCAGCCTCAGAAATTGGATAATGCGTCTTTTTAACTTTGGTTTTGTCCGGAGAAAGAACTGTGATTCTCCATGGTAATTCGTTAGCTGCGTGGCTTCCAGCTTTCGTATTTTTTGTTACGCTGAAAATGTATTTCTTTTCACAGTAAACAGCATAATCTTTCCTGAATACTTCAAGCAATAAATTTTTCAACAAAATCATAGTTCTTAATAAATATAGAAAAGAAAAAAATTTAAATTCAAATTTTTAGTATTTTTATCTTGACTGCCTTTATTATAACTATATAATAGCATTATATAAGAAATGCAATCATACATTATTATAATAAAGCTATATAATAAAGCTATATAATAAAGCTATATAATAAAGCTATATAATAAAGCTATATAATAAAGCTATATAATAAAGCTATATAATAAAGAATACGATTGACATTGAAAATTTTTTTAATTAAATTTTCCTATTATGTCATTTTCACTTGAAAAACTCAGAGATGATCCGGATTTTACCAAGCTTTTTGCAAAAAAAGCGGTGGATATTAAAAAGAACAAAGTAGATTTGCTTGAAGCCGCAAATTCTTATCAATCAAAATATAGCGATGAAATTGAAGCTGGAACTAAAAAACGGCAATTATTGCTGGCAGAAGGAAAGGCAAAAGGTATTGGTTCAGGATTGCCGGATCAATTAGCTGAAGCTAAGATTTTTGAAAATAACTCAATCTTCATTCCAACAAAGCAAACTCCAATATTAAACTATTTATTTTTCTTGCTCAGAGAAACTAAGTTTGAAGATCTTGATATTAAAGTTCTCAGAAATTATTGCGACACAAATAAAGATATTCAACTCCTCAGAGAGGAATATGAAACTAAATATGGTGCACAAACCCATACAGATCATAAAAATAAATTACCAGAAGTAGTAAGTTTCATTTACAAGGGAATTGACGACAATGATACATTTTCAATGATAAAAAAGCTCAAAACAATTTCTGAATCTGGAAATGATCAGGAAGCTTCTGCCGCATTCAAAAAGGGAAGGGAATTGTGTAAAAAATTTGGTTTGGAATGGGGAAAAATTCCGGTTAACAATTAATCAATTTGATTGATTGAAAAATTCCTTGACATTTGATAAAATATCAGTACAAACATTTCCTATGAGAAAACTAGCATCAATACAGCAAATTATTGACATTAAACCAATTCCCGGAGCTGACGCAATAGAAGTTGTTCAGATTCTTGGTTGGAAGTGTGTAGCCAAAAAAGGAGAATTTTCTATAGGATCAATGTGTGTTTATTTTGAAATTGATTCTCTATTACCGATGGCACCTTGGACTGAATTTCTTCGGAGAGGTGAGGAGAAACCATTCAGGCTTCGTACGATTTCATTAAAAAAACAACAATCGCAAGGATTGGCATTACCTATTAATTCATTACCATTACCAACTCAGAGTTGGAACATTGGTGATGATGTCACCGAATTGCTCGGGATAATTAAATGGGAGCCAGCAATTCCGGCTGAACTTGTCGGTATTTGCAGAGGAAATTTCCCTTCCTTCTTAGTTAAAAGTGATGAACCACGTGGGCAGAATTTTCCAGACGTAATTAAAGAAATTCAAAATATTCCAATAGTTGGAACGCTTAAAATGGATGGAACCAGTTTAACCGTATTCCGTAAGGATAGTCAATTTGGTGTTTGTAGTAGAAATATGGAGTTGTGTGAATCGGAGTCAAATACTTACTGGAAAATTGCTAAAGAACTAAATCTTTCAAATTTTCAATCATCAATTGTAAAAAATTGGGGAATTCAATTGGAAATTTGCGGATCTTCAATTCAGGGTAATCGAATGGGACTAACTAAGCAGACCGCCTACGCTTTTAGTTTATTTGATATTGATACCGGAAAATATCTCAACCATGAAACGCTTGTTCGGTTTTGTGCTGAAGCAAATATTGCTACCGTTCCTGTCGTTTTTGCTGGAATTATTGATCCAAGTTGGACAATTGATGATCTTTTGGAATTTGCAAATAAACAAACGTATCAGAACGGACTTCCGGCTGAAGGTGTAGTGTGGAGACCAACAGAAGAACGATACAGTGAGGTAATCGGTGGAAGACTTAGTTTTAAATCCGTATCAAATTTGTTTTTGATCAAATACAAGGAATGAGAAAACTTCATCTAACCATCAACAGCAGATGATGGTTACGATTTTGGTGCGCAGCTATCCCAAATTGATTTATAATACCAAGTATTGAATACATTCATTGATTTCATGTCATTTTATTACTTTTTAATGTATTTTGTCAATAAAAATAATTGAAAATAATTTCATTTTATTGG